TAGCGGCTCGGCATCCTTTTGCAATAGGTCATAAGCTGCATTTTCGGCCTCGTCCCTGTCCTCGGCCTCGACTGTGTAATGTCTGTAAGCCTCATATTTGAATGTGACTGTGTAGGTTTTCATTTTGTGGCCTCCCAGATGTCTTCAATGTGCCAATCGTCTGGGTCACATACTGTGTCGTACACACTGCCGTCCAACTGTTTGGCTATTTCATAGGCTTCATCTATGTTCTCGGCCTCAATTTCAGTCTGGCACATGGCTTGGTAAGATGCTCTTACAATGAATTTTTTCATTTTGTTCCCTTTGCGTAGTTGACGGCCTCAAGCCACAAAAGCCAAGCGTCCTCAATGTGACCCCAATAGACAATGGCGTCTCTAACTGCCTGTTGGTCTTTAAAGGTGCCCTCTTGCGTCTTGTCTTTGTTTGCAAAAAAATACTCGACTTCGCTGTCAGGTGCGGTCGCCATGCACTTGCCATAGAAGTGCATAAAGGCTTTTTGTTGTGGTGTCATGATGTAACCCTTTCAAAATGTTTCTTTGTGTCTTCGATAAATTGGGCTACTTGATCGCAGGTGCAATCCTCGACCACCTCCCATACAGTAATGTCGTCAGCGCACCATGTGTTCTCAGGGTCGCGCAAAATGGCGATGATCTCGGCATAAGTGAGGCTATCGGGAAAATCAGACAGCCACTCATTGAGGGCAAATAATTCAGATGTTTTCATGTCAATAATTCCTGTAAATAATGGTGCCGGTTGATGTTTTGCCTACATAGGCGCAGTTTTCCTCAAGTGTGGCGATGATCTCAGCGATGGCTTCGTCCTCATCCATGCCTTCGGTGTCGATGTCGTACTGGTCGCGGATGTTCTCAGGACTGTCTTCGCTGAAATCGCAACAGATGGACACAACGTCCAACTCAATCTCTTCGCCTGTGTCCATTTCGTAGGCTTCGAGGTAGTCAAACAGAAGCCCGAGGGCTTCATAAGAGAATTGGTCGGCACGCCCACAGGCGCGGAATTCGTCACGGAAATTTGAGGCGGTGTTGATGGTTTGATACATGATTAACTCCAAAGAATGTCGAAATAGGCGAGCGCGCCCACAGTTAAAAGAAGACCGATGCACACGGCACAGGCGATGTCGTAAAAAGTTTCTTTGTTCATGTTGTCCCCTTAGATGCAGTCTGAATAGCGGTCTTCCATGTCTGCGACAGACTCATCATCCAGTCGCAGGGCGCGCGTCACGATAGTGACGGCTTGCTCGTATGGGTAGCCCTCAGAGCGTACGAATTCAAGCACTTCCCAAGTGCTGTAACCTTCGCGGTGCATGGCGATGCACTCATGGGCGATTTGTGTGGATTTCATGCTGTAGCCTTTTGGTTAAGTGTTGCGAATTCGGTCAGGGTAACTAAACGGACGCGCTTGTCGTCAATACGCCAACCCTTAGCGCGGGCGAATCGGATGGCTTGCATAAATGTGCAAGGCACTGTCACATCGCGCCATGTGTTGTCATAGTCTTCAAACAACACAATCAAATAATCTTTTTTCCAAGAATTGCTTTTCATTTGTTTACGCTCCTGTTAAGTTGTTGCAAGTAAGTGAGAATGGGCACCGCCTCATAGCGCGCGGTGTTGATCTTTGGAATGATTGAGGCTTGGAATGTCTCAAACAATGCCGCGCCTGTTTGTTTGTCGACAATGACCCATGAGGCGGTTTTCATTTTGTTTGCCTTTCAGATGTCGGTGTATTGGTTGGCGTCATAAGATCGCATGATCTCGCGCTGGAGCTGGTGCGCGGTGTAAGTCGCGCTCATCATGGGCAACCACACGCGCCCTTTGATGTGTCTTGCAGTGTCGTGAAACACAGCAGTTAGATCAACAAATTGATCGAAGTCAGTTGGCACAGTTTGCTCAACAGATACAGAGATCAGTTGAGGCGTGCCGTAATCGCGGTCAGTCACAAATTGAATTTTCATTTGTAGTCAAAAGCGGGGTTTGAAAGAATCGCAAACATGCGTTCGATGATTGCGGGGTTATAGGCAACAGGCGCGCCTTTGACGCGAACGATGAACAAGCCATCGTCCAATTCAACAGTCAGATCGGGGTCAGTTTCAGAATAGACCAAGTACAAATCTTGGTCGTTAACGCGCGATTGCGCGAGCAGATCAATGACGGAATCTAGGATTCCATCGAGAGAGTAATCATTGCGATTCATCTTTTTTGCCTTTCGTTTACTGTAATTTACTGTCTTTCGCCGAAGCGAGCTTCTAGCGTAACAGATTCTTTTGCACTGTCAACACCTTTTTGCAAAAAAGTGACGATATGCAAAAATTGCATAAAGTGTGGACAATGTGGATAAATGTGTGGGCTAAAAATAAACCACTGTATGACCCACACGCGAACCTAGCAACGATGCGGCCTGCGAGGGTTTGTGGACAATGTGGACAATATATTTATATAAACTAAGAAAAAATAAACTACTGTATATATAGACAGTAGGGTAATTACCTACGCTCGTCCGCCACCAATTTAAAATGGGCGTCCACATTGTCCACATTGTCCACAAATCCCCGCGCAGGGAATTCCCACGCAAAGAAAAAGCCGGAACAAAAGAAACGCATTTAAACGCGTTTTGAGCCGTTTTCTGCGTTTTGCAGGCTAACCCCTTAGCCAAAGTTGTCCACACCACAAGTGCTACTTATCCACAGTTTCAAGTCTTATATAAGACCAAAACCTGTGCATAACTCATACCCCTCGGGGTTTGTTATCCACAGCCTGTGCATAACTTGTGGACAAGTTGGACAATGTAAAAAATGATTGTCCACATTGTCCACACTCCTACTGGTTGGGGTATGTTCGTCACTCCTACTGGTTGGGGTATCGACTTAAAACTGGTTGTCCACATTGTCCACATGACCCACAGGCCTAGATGTAAGTGGCCACTAACTTGAGGGGGAGGGGGTAGGGCCGAGCGCATAGGGCCAGCAAAAACGTAGCGTTCACGAACAATTTTTTTTCTTATAGAAATTTGCCCTCTTGGCTAAATTATTTTTTGTTGTAAACTCACAACCACTCGCAAACGCGCAGGAGAACACATGTTCCATTCGATTCCATTTACACCGCGCAAGGTCGAAGCGACAGAATCGCGCTTGAAGGCGGTATATGACGCGGCCAAGCTGGGCCTCAAAGGCGACGCGCTCGCACTGGCCGCAGGCATGCTGCCTATTGAATACAGACAACTCACGCAACTTGACCCCGTGGTGGAACTCGCCGCGCAGAAGGGCAAAGCGGATGGTGAGATCGAGTTGTCCAAAGTCATGCACCAAGCAGCCCTCAACGGCGACGCCAAGGCAGCGTTAGAAATCCTCAAGCATCAACACGGCTGGGTGGCCAAGCAAGCCATATCTGTCGAGGTGGATCAGCGCATATCAATCACTGGCGCGCTGGCCGAGGCGACTAAGCGAGCGCTAGATGTCATAGATGTGAGCGACGCCCAAGTAATAGAGAACACACCGCATGCAATCGACCATATACAGCGCTGAAGACGAACAGGAACTTATGGCGCGTCTGTGGGCGCCAGCGATCAAGGACAACCCCTTGGCGTTTGTAATGTTCGCCTTTCCTTGGGGGCAACCTGGCACGCCACTAGAGCATTTCAAAGGCCCACGCAAATGGCAGCGTGAGGTCTTGACGCACATTGCTGACCACATCGCCCAGAACAAAGGCCAACTAGACTTCAATACCTTACGGCACGCGGTCAGTTCTGGCCGTGGTATTGGTAAGTCGGCCTTAGTCAGTTGGATCACGATTTGGATGCTCTCAACCCGCATCGGCTCGACGACCATCATCTCGGCCAACAGTGAGTCTCAGTTAAGGTCAGTCACATGGGCCGAGATTACCAAGTGGCTGGCGATGGCGCTTAACAGCCACTGGTTTGAGGTGTCGGCAACCAGACTGATGCCCGCCAAGTGGCTCACGGAATTAGTCGAGCGTGATCTTAAGAAGGGAACTAGATATTGGGGCGTCGAGGGGCGGCTGTGGTCAGCCGAGAATCCCGACGCTTACGCGGGTGTCCACAACTTCGACGGTGTGCTGGTCGTGTTCGACGAGGCGTCTGGTATTGACGACAGCATCTGGGCAGTCACAAGTGGATTCTTTACAGAAAACACACCTAACCGCTTCTGGATGGCGTTTTCCAACCCACGGCGCAACACTGGGTATTTCTACGAAGCGTTTAACAGCAAACGGGAGTTCTGGACAACCAAGGTAGTGGACGCCAGAACAGTCGAAGGAACGGACAAACAGGTCTATCAGCAGATCATTGACGAATATGGTGCTGATTCGTCACAAGCGCACGTCGAGGTGTACGGTCAGTTCCCATCTGAGGGCGACGATCAGTTCATATCGGCAAGTTTAGTAGATGAGGCGATGAAGCGGCCTAAGTATCAGGATGCCAGCGCCCCAATAGTGATTGGCGTAGACCCAGCGCGCTTTGGCGCGGATGCAACAGTTATCGCCGTGCGCCAAGGACGGGACATTATCGCTATTCAACGCCACAGAGGCGACGACACCATGACTGTGGTTGGCCATGTGATTGAGGCGATTGAGGAATACAAGCCCGCGCTGGTTGTGATCGACGAAGGCGGTCTGGGTGCAGGCATTGTGGATCGCTTGAAAGAGCAGCGCTACAAGGTCAAGGGCATTAACTTCGGTAATAAGTCCATAAACCCCATCATGTATGGCAATAAAAGGGCCGAAATGTGGGGCAAAATGAAGGATTGGCTAAAAACTGCTTCAATCCCGCTTGACAGGTTTCTTAAAACTGATCTAATTTCGCCTATGATGAAGCCCGACTCCAAAGGGACTATCTTTTTGGAGTCGAAAAAGGACATGAAGGCACGCGGATTGGCCTCGCCTGACGCGGCTGACGCTATTT